ATTATAGGAGCATAACATGGCATTAACTAGACTAGGAGCAAATCAATCAATAAACTTAGCAAGCAATGTTACAGGAACATTGCCCGCGGCTAATGGTGGTACAGGTGCAACTAGCTTTACAGCAGGTAAAATCGTAAAAGTATCTTATGCAAATCCAGGTGATTATTCATCAACAGAAACATATAGTAGTACATCATTAACACCATGCGCTCAGATCACACATACAGCAGCAGCAACTAACTCTCATTTTTTAATTAAATGGAATGCTGTTCATGGAAGAACTGGCAGCGCAAACGGTAGATCACAATTTATGATGACCAAAACATATACTGCTGGTGTAAATAATTATGCAGCAGGAAGTAGTACATATTTTTTTTACGACCATTATGGATTATATCACGATGCATCAAATCTTCAAAAAGCCTCAAGCTATACTTACTATGACAACAGTTCAACAATAGCGGCTGGAAGCGATATTACTTTTTATGTCTTTTTAGGTCGAGTAGGAAGTAGTGGTCAAGATGTGGCTACCAATCAAAGAATGCAAGTATTGGAGGTAGCACAATGATAATAGATGCAATATTAAAAATAAATCCTAATGCTAAAGTAAGTGTAAAAGGAAATAATATTAATACTTGCGAAATTACATGGGGTGATGGGACAACACCTATTTCTAAGGCTGACATAGAAGCTAAGATGGCAGAGTTACCTACTGCTGAAGAAGAAGCTGCTCAAACAGAAACAGAAAAAGCATCTGGTAAACAAAAACTCAAAGATCTAGGATTAACTGACGCTGAGATAAAAGCACTGACAGGAGCATAATAAATGCTCGGTCATAGTTCCATATCCGCTACACCGATAGCTACATCTATATTTGATCCAAATGTCACTGTTAATGTAACTGGTAATCAATTAACTCTTGCAGTTGGAAGTTCTTCTGCACTAGCAGGAGCTTTTGTACAACCATCAGGAAATCCTTTAACACTTGGCTTTGGATCAATTAGTATTACTGCAGCAGCTAACGTAACACCTAATCCTACACCATTAACTTTAGGTGTTGGTACAGTTACAGTCACAGCTGCAGCTAACGTTTCAGTAACTGGAAACCAATTGACCATTGGCACAGGAAGTGTTACAATAACCGCAGCTGCGAATGTAAGTCCTACAGGCGTGCCTATGACTCTTACAGTCAATGATCCTGGTATCATTACATGGCAACCTATAGATCCAGGCGCATCACAAACATGGGTTAATATAGACCCTTATTAGGAGAATTATGGCATCAACTTTTTCAACAAACTCAAAATTAGAACTTATCACTACAGGTGAAAAAGCAGGTCTTTGGGGTACGATCACTAATACAAACTTACAAATATTAGAACAATTATCTTCAGGTTATCTATCAACAGCACAATTAGCGTCAGGAGATTTAACTTTAGCACTAGATAATGGTGCAACATCAAACGGTAAAAATTTATATATAAAATTAACTGGTACATTAGGTGCAAATAGAAATGTAACAATACCAGATGGATCTGAAAGAGTTATTGTATTTGAAGATGCAACAACTAGAGGTACTTCTGCATTATATACAATTACAGTAAAAACTGTATCTGGATCAGGGGTGGTATTACCGATAGGATCTAAATCATTAGTATATTCTGACGGCACAAATGTTAGTCTTGGTATTCGTAACAAAGGCTATGTAACTTTAAATTCTTCAACAATTACAGCTTACACAGCTGTTGATGGTGATCAAATATTTGCAAATACAACAGCTAACCCAATTACAGTAACTTTACCTGCATCACCTGCAGTTGGATCAGAAGTTACTTTTATAGATGCAAGAGGGACTTTTGCCAATAACAGTTTAATTGTTAATAGAAATAGTCAACCTATAAATACAGGTACATCTAACCTAACACTAAATACTAACGGTCAAGCTTTTACATTAGTGTACGTTGATGCAACAAGAGGCTGGGCGTATAAAACTAACACGGCATAAGGAGCAAGGACAATGGCTCTTATCGACTTTACATTTAAACCAGGTATCGACAAACAAGATACATCTGCAGGAGCAGAAAACCGTTGGGTTGATTCTGACAATGTTAGATTTAGATATGGTTTACCAGAAAAAGTTGGTGGTTGGTCTTCTTTAGTTACAAACAGTATTGTTGGAGTTTCTAGAAAATTACATGCATTCGTAGATTTAAATGGAAACAGATACGTTGCAATAGGCACAGATAAATTTTTACTTTTATATTTTGAAGGTCAATTGTTTGATATCACACCTTTAAAATCAACTCTATCTTCTTCTACAATTGCTACTGCAAACGCTTCAGCTGTTTGCACAATAACAACTTCTACATCACACAATCTAGAACCTGGAGATATAGTTTTATTAGATAGTGTAACTTTACCAGGTGGCACGGGTTTTAGTGCATCAGATTTTGAAGATAAATTATTTCAAGTAACATCAGTTCCTTTACCAACAACTTTCACAATTACACAAAGCACTAACGCAGGAGCAACTGTATCCACTGGTGGTAGCATTGCAGTAAAGCCTTATGAAAAAATTGGTCCAGCTGCACAAAACTATGGTTATGGTTGGGGTATATCGCAATGGAACGGTTTGGTTCCTGGAGCTGCAACGTCTACATTAAATGGATCTTTAAGTGCCAACTCTGCAGGTACAGGTGGATCGGGTACGAGCGTTACATTAACGTCTACAACAAACTTTAGTTCAGTAGGTAGAATTTTAGTAGACTCCGAATTAATTTCTTACGCCGGTATATCAACAAATGATTTAACAGGTATTGTTAGAAATGTTGATGGCACAGATAATGCATCACATAGCTCTAGTGCAACAGCCACGGATGCAACTAATTTTTCTGATTGGGGCGAAGCAGTTCTTGCATCAGAAGTAACTCTTGAACCAGGTCTTTGGTCATTAGATAATTTTGGTCAAGTATTAATTGCAACAATTGCAAATGGTAAAACATTTACTTGGAACGCAGGAGCAGCTTCACCATTAACTGTTAGAGCGTCTACAACAACATCTGGTTTTGCAACAGGCAATAATCCAACAGCTTCTAGATTAAGTTTAGTATCACCAACAACTAGACACTTATGTCATTTTGGAACTGAAACAACAATTGGAGATACCACGACACAAGATGATATGTTTATAAGATTTTCAAATAGAGAGGATATAAATACTTATGCTGCAACCGCCATTAATAGTGCAGGAGACTTTAGACTACAAGATGGTACAAAAATTGTTGGTGCTATAAAAGCAAAAGAAACTATTCTTATTTGGACAGATAATGCTTTATACACAATGAAATTTATAGGAGCTCCTTTTACTTTTGGATTTGAACAAGTTGGCACAAACTGTGGATTGATAGGTAAAAATGCAGTTGTAGAAATAGACGGATCAGCTTTTTGGTTAAGTCCTAATGGATTCTTTTTATTTGATGGTACAGTTAAAACTTTACCGTGTTCTGTAGAGGATTTTGTTTATAATAATTTTGATACTACAAAAGGTCAACAAGTTGCTGCAGGCATAAATAATTTATTTACAGAAGTTGTCTGGTACTATCCATCATCTAGTGCAAGTTATAACGATAAGTATGTAGTTTTTAACTACGGTGAAAAGTCTTGGTACACGGGCACCGAACCAAGGACCTCATGGATTGATGCAATTGTTTATCCAAAACCTTTTGCAACTAAATATGATGCATCTAGTAATGGAACTTTTCCATCTGTTGTAGGTCAGAGTGGACTTGGCCAAACTAAATTTTTTGAACATGAAGTTGGCACAGATCAAGTTAATGAAGACGGATCTACAACTACTGTAACTTCTTTTATTAAATCTTTTGATATAGATTTAGAACAAAGACAAAGAGCTGCGATGGGACAAACTGCAGGACCAAAAATAGCAGGAGAATTTTTCTTAGCAATGAGAAGATTTATACCAGATTTTAAAACCTTACAAGGAAACGCAAAAGTTAGTCTTGCAATAAAAAGATATCCTCAACAATCGGATAGCACGACAACTCTAAGTCCTTTTACAATTAACTCTTCAACTGATAAAAAAGACACTAGAGCTAGAGGTCGTTTTATTAATGTTAAAATAGAAAACGATAGTAATGGTGAAGAGTGGAGATTTGGCACTTTACGTTTAGACTTACAACCAGATGGTAGGAGATAGTATCAGTGATATATAATATTTCTAATTTTCCTTATATGGGTGCAAACTATGGGCCTAATCCAAATATGGCTTATACACAAGTCATGCCTGCAGCAGGAATGGAATATATCTACGATCAAACAGGAACTAGATACTCAGTCCCTATGGGAAGAGATAATCTTTTCTTTTACGACTCTCAAAATTTTAGTCCCTTTGAGTTTTATAAAAATTATGGAGTTTCAGGAGCAGAACCAATAACGGGAGACGGTAAAAATCTTACTCAACCAGTAACAGGTGGAATAGATAGTATTAGAAATATTAATCCATATAATTTTAAAGATTCTGGAATTATGGGTGCAAACAATGTTGCTGCATTTGAACAAGCTACACAAGATAGAATATCTAGATTAAGAAATCCAGGTAAGATTGCAGAATTTTTCTATAATAAAATTCCAAGTATGAGACCCCAAACATTAGGAGATGTTATGCGAGAAGGTTATCAAAAACCTGGTATTGGTCTTCCAAGTTTAACAGGAATACTAGCATCAGTACTACCTAGTTCATTTGATAATATGACAAGAGGTGAGCAAGCGTTTACATATTCACAAATGGGTTATACCGATCCTAGAACCAATATGCCTAATAAAGATGCGTATGGATACAATGTAGTTTCTGCTTTTGGTAATTACGCAGCTCTTGTGGATAAGAGAGCTCAGATCGCAGAAGATTTCTTCAAAAAAAGAGGTTACTACAGACCAATTGATAAATATTATCTAGATCAAAAACGTAAGAAAACAGATACGATATCTGACATGGGATTAATAAATAAAGCTAAAGAACAAGAAGAAATTTTTAACAAAAAAATATTAGAAGATTTTAGACAAAAACAAATAATTGAAGCTGAGATAGCTAGAAAAGAAAAAGAAGCTGCAGAAATAGCTAGAAAAGCAGAATTAGCTAGAAGACAAAATATTGTTGATAAACAAAAAGAAGAATCTGGTTTTACCACAAGTGGTGGTGCAGGTAACTATAGATCAGATAGAGACCACTCTGGACCTGGTGGTTATGGTGGAACCGGTAGAGCATCAAGAGAAGCAAGATCAACTGACCTTGGATTTAGTGATATAAGACTAAAAGAGAATGTAGAGTTAATAGGTAAGTCACCATCTAATATAAATATTTATAAATTTAATTATAAAAATATTCCAACAACTTATCAAGGAGCCATGGCTCATGAAGTACCTTGGGCAAGTGTAAAACACGATAATGGTTACATGATGATTGATTATAGTAAAATAGATGTGGAGTTAAAAGAATGGCAAAAATAGTAGTAAGGTTACCAGAGCCAAAAGAAGAGTATGATGTTTCTAACCAGAAACAAATTAATAGAGCAGTTGGTTTAATTGTTGAACAATTAAACTCTACATTTTTAAACGAACAAAAACAGGAGCAAGAGAGATTCTCTTGGTTTATAAGTGGCTAATATATATAAAAACGAATTAGTAGATTTAACTACAACAGATATCCC